CCATATGGACTACTGTGTCCAGCTCAATAGACTCTTCTATGAACGCGCACTCAATGACCAGGAGGTCACCCTCTTCTCACCGAAGGATGTGCCTGACCTGTACGAAGCGTTCTTTGTCGACCAAGATCGGTTCGAAGAGCTTTATGTTAAGTACGAGCAAGACACGTCGCTGAAGGTCAATAAGATCAGTGCGCTCGAACTATTCCAAACGATTCTTCAAGAGCGTTACGACACGGGTCGGGTCTATCTTCAGAATATCGACCACTGCAACACGCACGGTTCTTTCATCGCCTATCAAGCAGCGATCAGAATGACCAACCTGTGTGTCGAAGTCACCTTGCCGACCCAGCCACTGCAAGACCTCTATGACGATGACGGTGAGATCGCTCTTTGCATCCTTTCGGCGGTGAACCAAGGCCTCATCAAGACTCCTGCCGACTACAAGAGAGCCTGTACTCTTGCGGTTCGTGGTCTCGATGCTCTCATCGATCACCAGTCCTACTTGCTGCCAGCTGCGGCTCGATCAGCCCTTCGCCGTCGTCCTTTGGGTGTAGGCATCATCAATCTGGCTTACTGGTTGGCGAAGAACGACACGACTTATCAAGATCCGGATTTGGCGATGATCGATGAGTTTGCTGAGGCTTTCTCTTACTACCTGATCAGAGCGTCAGTGGACCTGGCCAAGGAGTTCGGACCTTGCCAAGATTGGATGGACACGAAGTACTCTTTGGGTCTGTTCCCTCACGACACTCGTAAGATCGAGGTCGATGAACTCACACCACACAAGTTGAGACTTGACTGGACCGCTCTTAAAGCAGACATGCTTGAGTACGGCATTCGGAACTCTACTCTGATGGCCGGCATGCCAGCTGAGACTTCTGCCCAAATCGCGAATGCGACTAATGGGTTTGAACCTCCTCCGGCTGCAATCACCTCGAAGGGCTCAAAAGACTCGTTCGCGCGTCAAGTCGTTCCTGAGTCGCGTCGTTTGAAGAACAAGTATGACTACCGATGGACACACAGGCGCCCAACCGGGTACCTGTCGATCATCGCGATCTGGTCTAAGTGGATGGATCAGGCCATCTCTGCCAATATCAACTACAACCCGATCTTCTATCCGTCTCCTAATCCAGACGAACCACCTGCCCCAAGCATGGACGATCTGATCGATGACACGATCTTCGCCTACAGGTATGGAATAAAAAACCTCTATTATGTAAATGTCGAGGACGGCGCTGGTGAAATGGAAGATCCTGATGACTGCGAAGGCTGCAAGATTTGAGTGCTCTATCCGCCAATCCAAAGAGTCATCTCGACCGGAAGATGTTTCTTGATGGTCCGGTCGGGATCGCTCGTTACGACAAAGTCAAGTACCCGTTCTTTCTCGAGCTGATTGAGAAGCAGAGTGGGTACTTCTGGCGCCCGCAAGAGATCGACGCCAAGAAGGATGGTCCTGACTTCAAGGTCCTGGACAAGAATCAGCAGCACATCTTTACTTCGAACCTGAAGAGGCAGATCGTCCTCGATACAGATCAGAGTCGTGAGCTGTCGGCTACACTTGGTCGGATTGTTTCGCTTCCAGAAGTCGAGACTTGGATTAAGACGTGGGAGTTCTTTGAGACGATCCACTCAAGGTCCTATACCCACATCATCCGCGGCGTCTATAGCAATCCGTCTGAAGTCTTTGATAACATTGGAGATGTCAAAGAGATTGCCGATTTGGCTAAGAGTGTGGCGACTCACTATGATCGTCTAGAGTTCTGCATCGACAACCATTCGATGTCTACAAAAGCTGGTCTATATGACACTAAGCGCGCACTTTGGCAATGCCTGAATTCCATCAACGCCCTTGAGGGCATCCGCTTCTATGTCTCGTTCGCCTGTTCATGGGCATTTTACGAAGCCATGCAGTCGATGGAGTCCAACGCGAAGATCATCAAGTTCATCTGTCGCGATGAGAACCTGCACCTAGCAGGAACTCAACAGATGCTCAAGATCCTTCCGAAGGAAGACGATGATTTTGCTAGGATCAAGGAAGAGATGCGGGATGAGGTCACTGCTGACTTCATCGATGTCGTCAATCAAGAAAAGGTCTGGGCCGACTACGTCATGCAGCATGGCTCCATGATCGGCCTGAACGCGAATCTTTTGAAGGCTTACATCGAATGGATCGCCCACCGCCGCATGACTAGGGTGGACCTCAAAAGCCCCTACAACGGTGGATCGAACCCTCTTCCATGGACTGAGCGATGGATTGCAGGTGCTGACGTTCAAGTCGCACCGCAAGAAGTCGAAAACCAGCGGTACGTCGTCGGCGGAGTCCGCAACGAAATTGACATGAAGCGCCTGTCGGCGCGTAGGCTATAGGAGAACATCATGAGTTGGTCATCAGGATCGAGACTTTTTAGTGAAGTCATCAGCGCCATCAAAGAGAACGTCGAAGACGAAGGTACCCGTGAGATCATCTATCTCGCGCTTATTCCGGTGTTCGAAGCAGAAGACTGTGACACTCTCGACGAATGCCTTGGCGAGGATTACCCATTTGACTTGGCTTACGCTGCGTCGTATCCTGAACAAGAAGACGATGACGACTGAAATAGTCGCTGTTGGATGCGATTATTCCATCACCTCGCCGGCGCTGTGTGTCTTTAATGGTGATCCAAAGAACTTTGGATTCTCTAACTGCCAGGTGTACTCACTGACGTCGAACAAGAAGGCCGAAGGTGGAGCAAAAAATATTACTGTCACACCATATCCGGTCTACTCCGACAATATAGATAGGTATGACGCCATTAGCGATTGGGCGTTAAAGATCATCGCTCCCCTCAAAACTCCGGTCGTCTACCTCGAAGGCTACGCCTTCGCGGCTAAGGGCCTGGTTTTCAACATTGCCGAAAACACCGGCCTTCTTAAGTACAAATTACGCCTAGCAGACGTTCCAATGGAGGTCTTCCAACCGTCCGCGGTGAAGAAGACCGCAACCGGTAAGGGCAATGCTAACAAAGCTCTCATGGAGGAATCCTTTAAAGAGCGAGAAGGTCGAGACATCAAAGCTGAACTTGGTGTCAAACCAAATCAAGACAATCCATCATCCGACATCATCGATAGCTACTACATTTTGCGACACGGTCTACTGACAAAAGGAGTCATCTAATGGCCAAGGGTAAGAAAAAGCGCGCGAAGTACACCTCGCAGGGTAAGATCAACCGCTCTAGTGGCATCTTTCAGGCGATCGCTGCCGGAAAATCCGAACTCGACAAGCTGAACGACAAGCGCGTGGCTTGGGAAAAGGGCCAAAATCCATGGCTCACCATCGAGAACCCGTCCAAGAACGAGACGAACCGTCCGTTTATTCGCGTTCGCGCTGACAACCTTTGGGGTGATCCCAAGAACTCCAAACCATTCGACATGTTCGCCAAGAAAGCCCAATCTGATGCAACTACTGATCTACTCTAAGCCTGACTGCCGGTACTGCGTGCTGGCTGAAAATCTTCTAGTAGCGAGAAATATCCCGTACCGGAAGATTACCATCGGAATCGACATCACATCTGATGAATTCATGAGTCGATTTCCTGGGGTCCGTTCGGTGCCTTACATCATCGAGCTGAGAGACGCCGATCCTTCGAACACCGAAATCCAAATCGAACGTAGGGTCATCGGTGGTTACACCCAACTCGAGGAGTGGATCAAGAAGTGACTTTGCACTTCTCGCCATGCCACCGCTGATAATTTGCACCATCAAACCATCCTTTACAGTGAATACAGTGATTTGTTTTTGGTTTAGATCGGCCTTTAAGAGCAGCTGATAATTTGGCTGCTCGAATCTCTGGATTTTTTGGAATAGATTTCTTTCCATTTCTCTTTCCAATAGAAATTGCAAGTCGTTCTTCTGGAGATCTAGTTCGTGCAGTTAGAGCGGTCTTAATTTTTTGAACATGTTCGGGTGATAGAGTTCGTCCCCTGAGAGTCATTCCAATTCTTTTCGTGATTTCTGGTGATGAAGACACGTGGTCCCAACCACCATGACCGCCAAGCTTCGCATTATAGGTCGATCGGTTTTTAACAAACGATTCAGTCACGATTTGTTTCTCAAGATCATACGCCGTTGATGATTCGTCGAATCTGGCAATGATCTCTTTCGAGAAGAAGTCACGACCGTATTTAGTGATGGCTCTATTGAGAGCTTTTCCTGATCCTAGATAAGAGTCATACACGTTCGGAGTCGCATGAACGCCGACGTAAATTTTCTCATTGATCAGATTGGTTGTCCGGTAGACGGTATAAGTAATGTTGCTGGACATAATGCACCTCCTCAGTCTAGAGTCGATGGATGTTACCAGCATCGCGATCGACACAATATTTATAAGGATCCAACATTAGATGATACATAGCGCCGGCCTGACTTTAATGCAAAATAAATGTTGGGGACACCAGCTTCTTCTCGATGTCGACGGTTGTCGAAACGACCTGATCACAGATCCAACGTACCTGAATACATGGGTTAAAGACCTTGTTCAGAAGATCGATATGGTCGCATACGGCGAACCACAGGTTGTGCACTTCGGCGAAGGAGAGCCTCACTTGTCTGGTTGGACAGTGATTCAGCTCATCGAGACCTCGAATATCGTAGCTCATTTTTGCGATAATTCGGATCAAGCCTACATCGATGTTTTTTCGTGCAAGCCGTTCGACCTTGATGCCGCGTGCGGTCAGGTGCTTAAGTGGTTTCAACCGACGTCTATGAGGACGCATTTTCTTACGAGAAACGCGTGAGTAGCGACTTCACCTTTACCAGACTCCTAACCGTGATCGCCGTTCTGGCTGTTCTCGGTGTGGTGATTTGGATTACCGGAATAAGGCCATGAAACAGAAGATCATCGAGACAAAGAGAGTCTGGGACAAGGAAGAGCGCTACTATAAGTCGGTAGTCATTTCCTGGGTGCCGGCCTACGGTTCCATGTATGTGCGAGAGGATGACACTCGTATCCTTCGTCACGAGAACGATATCAGAGGAGTCTTCGCGTAATGGAAATCCGTGGTGGTGAAGTCATTCGCAATGACACCAACAAGGACGCCATGGGTGGCACAGAGCTACTCACTCTGCGTCTTAAGGAGATGGTTCCCGAGGAAATGCTGGCCGACTTCCAGATCGTCTCTTCCCGTGTAAGGGAATACGACGAGTCGAAGATTCGGGTCTTTTGGGCACATGATCTACCCGGTGATCCTGAGTCTGAGTTCCTTCGGAACAATGGCTGGAACAAGTTCCACTTCTTCGTGTTCGTAAGCCATTGGCAGCGTCAAGCCTACATCGCGACCTACGGAATTCCGTGGGAGAAGACGTTCGTCATTCAGAATAGCGTCAAACCTATTGACGTCGATCAGCGACGCCCGAAGGAACCGATTCAGCTCATTTACTTCTCGACTCCGCATCGAGGTCTTAACCTTCTTCTGCCGGTGTTTGAGCGCCTTGTCGACGAGGGACTCGATATCTACCTTACCGTGATCAGCTCCTTCAAGCTGTACGGCTGGGAAGAGAGAGACGCTTCGTTCCACGAGCTTTTCGAACGCTGTCGGTCAAACCCACGAATCTCCTACGTCGACACTGTCCCGAACGAATCGATCCGAGCCGCTCTTCGTGAGCACCACATTCTAGCATATCCATGCACATGGCCAGAAACCTCGTGTCTGGTTCTCATGGAGTCCATGACTGCTGGACTTGCGTGTGTCCACAGCGACTTCGCGGCACTGCCTGAGACTGCGGCTAACATGACCGCAATGTACTCATTTGCTCAGGACCCTGCCAACCACGCGCAACGGTTCTATTACGCTCTCAAACACACCATCGAGACGTATTGGGACGAGGATCAGGTTCAAGCTCGAGCGTCAATGAAGGCCTACGCAGACGCGGTCTATTCTACCTCCAAGCGAACTGTCGAATGGCAAGCATTCTTGGAAGGAGCGTTGGCCGAATACCCTTCTGACAAGCGCAAACTTCCTGGTGCTTTGTTCACCTACCGCGTCACGTAAAATTTTCTGTTTACAGTCATCGGCTTTTGGTATACGATGACCGAGAATGGAAATAGGAGAGGCAAATGAAGCTCACCACACGTGAAGAAGTCAAAGCAGCTATCGATGCTGGACAGACGGTCTATCAGGTCCATGGCCTCGGTTCGTCGTCTCACATCAGTCCGATCGATCTGACCGGCGCCTACTTCGTTGTTCACGAAGGCATCGGTGAAGAAGTTCAGACGCCGGCTCAGCCGTATGCGCACTTCTTCATGGGTGACTTCAATATCACTGCCCACCATAACCACCACTTCCTCTTCACTGAAGAGGCGGAGGCGGCCGAATATCTGGCCTGGGCGCAGACGAACACGTCGGAAATGAATACCGACTACTTCTTCGACGATCCCGACTACTACGACGTCCGATTCGACTACGAGGGCGACGACCATGATCGCGCCCGATTCTACGAGGACGGTGATTATGTCTGAGACCGACAGCCGCTTTTTCCACATCGACGGGCCGACTACGATGTATGGCGATTCTGGTAAGTGCGTCGATACCTTCAAGGTCACCTTTACTTCTTGTGACCTTGAAGGTATCGTTACCTCGTTTGGTGATCTGATGTTCACGGATCACCAGGATGCGCTTCAAGCCGGTCGTCGTTGGATCAACACTGGTTCGACGTGTCGTTCGGCATAACTAGACAGAGTACTGTTCATCTAAGAGCGGAAACAAAGGAGC